AGACCCTCGTTAAGAGTGTCTGCTAATTCTACCGCACAGGGCGTGCGGTAGGCTTACTGTGAAACATCCAGCAATGGAGGATCGCTATGACTTCAAGTCAAAGTAATGCCTGCCAAAGGTTATGTGCGATAGGTATAGAGAAAGTCCTTAGACATCAGATCCTAGACCAAGTTTCCGAGTGGAAATCTTGTTCAGGGCCTGAGTGGACGGTCCAGCGGCTAAAAGCTATTAAACAGATGTTTATAGCTCATGTTGCTGGTCTCCCACCTAGCCATCCTTGGGTTGCTTCCAAGCCATCCGGGATACCTAAGGGCCCTTTTGGCAAACTCTTTGAAGTTAGATTATCTAACCAAAGAGCTGTCATGAGGTCCTTGTCTGCGCTAATGGTTTATTCGGCCGAGGTGTCCATAACGGTCACCCCAAAACAATGGAAGAAATTCCAAAGTAGTGTCGAACAACCGTTGCCGGTCAAGGCAGGAGCGCGTACTGTTCAGTACCCATGGAAGATGACAGGGAAACCTGTCCCCATCGATGATATTGTTTCAGTGGCGTGGTCGTCTGAGCGTAGAGCCCCGTTCTGGGACTCCAAACTTAAACGCACGCGCACGGCGCCGGAGACGGAACTGGACTTATGGTTCTGGCCTGCGATGTGTAATCCGGTGGTTGTGACTAGTTTCGGGTTCGGGGAGTTAACTGACTCCCTTCAATCTATGCCGACTCAGAAGTCGTTCAAGATTGTGCTCGAGTACTATCGCAACACAGATCCGGGTCCTGCTTCGTTCGGTAAAGTATCGTTCATCCAAGAGCCTGGGTTTAAGCTTCGAGCCGTAGCAAATCCTAATCGGGTGATCCAACACTTGTTGGGACCCCTTAAGGAAGAACTCGGCAAGGAGATTAAGTCTCAGCTAGTGGGTGACGACTTTACCTTCGATCAGGACGCTGGTGTTCTAAAGGTACAAGGATGGCTAGGCGATCATCAAATGGTTCATACCATTGATCTCGCTGATGCTACCAATCAGTTCCCTTTAGAGCCTCAGCTCACCGTAGTCAAGAACATGGTCCATGCAGGGTTAAGGAACCACGTAAACCTCTTTTCTGAGGCTTCTCGTGGCCCTTGGCGTGTGCATGACCCGATCATAGGGCAGGAACGTGAAATACGATGGAAGAAGGGTCAACCCTTAGGGTTGGGTCCATCTTTCTTCGCCTTCACGGCCACACATACCTCATGCCTCAGGGATTTGAGAAAAACCTGGGGTGGGGATTTCGCTGTGCTTGGAGACGACGTCGCTATTTGCGGCGAAGACCTCCATAAAGCATATCGAGACCTTCTAGAGGAGTGGGGCTGCCCCATAAGTGAGTCCAAATGCGTTTCCAGTCGCCTCGTAAGTGAGTTCGCAGGTAGGTTCATTACCGGTGGTTTTGCGCTACCTCAATTAAAGTGGCGATCCATGTCGGATCGCTCTTTCCTTGATATTGCTGAAAACCTCGGTCCTCGAAGTTTAGGGCTACTGAAGCCTAGACAAAGACGTATAGTCAATCTAATCGCGTCTCTTCCCGAGTGGGAAGGTGGACTCGGTTGGAACCCGAAAGGGTTGTCTATTCTGGATCGAACCAGACTAAACCGGGTTATTCTTGATCGTCTCGATCAAGAACAATCTGAATTCACTACCCTCGATCCTCTCGAACGAGAATCTGTTAACCGTATTATCCGATTCGCACTCATGACTGAGATTGTGGTCCCCTCGAAAGAGGAGAACTACGATCTCTTTGATGAGTACTTTTATCGTGGTACGTCGACCAGACGTACACCTGGTATTGTGGAACCCCACGCTAAAAACGTGGTTAGCCCACCCAGTGTTGCCTCTGATCCCCGTGGTCAGACTACTCTCGACATTTACGAGCGAAAGCTCGATGGTGTTGAGGAGTTGATCAAGAAACTACAGAGTTTCAAGGTAGAG